ACCGGAGCAAGGAAAGGCGATCCAGACTGTAGAGCGTTCCACCCGGCTCCGTGACCGTGTGAGCACTGGACTGAAATGGGGCCGCCTGTACGGCGGTGCCGCCGGGCTCATCCTCATTGACGGGCAGGAGGACCTTTCCCGCCCGCTGGATGCAGAAGCCATTCTCCCCGGCAGTTTCCGGGGATTGTACATCCTCGACCGTTGGCAGGGAATCAGCCCGGATGCAGGTCTGACCTTTGAAGGCGGGGAGCTTGTCCCGGAGTATTACAGCATCAACGATGCCGCCGGGCACACTGCCGCCCGTGTCCATCACTCCCGCCTTGTGCGGTTCGTGGGCCGGGAGCTTCCCGATCTGGAACGGCAGGCGGAGCTTTACTGGGGCGAGTCCGAGGTGGAAGCGCTCTATAATGACGTAGTGGCTCACGACAACGTAAGCGCCAACATGGCCGCGCTGACCTTCCAAGCGAACATCAACACTATGGAGGTAAAGGGGCTGGAGCAGCTTCTCTCCATGTCCAGCCCGGATGTGCAGCGGCGCTTCTGGAACACCATGCAGGCCCAGAAGGTCCTGCGCTCCAATTTCGGGATGCAGCTGGTGGAGCAGGGAAACAAAATCAGCAACACCCAGTACACCTTTGCGGGACTGTCCGACGTGTACGAGAGCATGTGCCTGAACTTGTGCGGTGCGTCCCACTACCCCATGACCAAGCTGTTTGGCCGTTCCCCGGCGGGCATGAACGCCACCGGCGAAAGCGACCTGAAAAACTACTACGACTACGTGGACACCCTGCGGGAAAGCAAACTGCGGCCTATTCTGGACAAGCTGCTTCCTGTAGTGGCCCGCAGCGCAGGTATTGAGCAACTCGACCTTGATGTAACGTTCCCGCCCCTGTGGACACCCACTGCCAGCGAGACGGCGACGATTGCCAAGGAAAAGACCGATGTCATCATTGCGGCGTTTCAGGCAGGGCTTCTGGATGCAGATGTGGCAATGCGCGAGCTCAAGAAACTAGAGGACGAGACCGGTTTGTTCGGTTCCCTGACCGACGAACTGATTGCCGCAAAGCAGGGTCAGACCTATCAGGACGTGACCGCCCTGCGCGACCCGCTGGCAGGGCTGATGGATGAAAAGACGCAGGAAGACACTGAGGAGGGCAAATAATACATGCCAACCCTTGCACGTGCATCTCCTGAGCGGGAGCTGCAACGCCTGATCCGGCTTTATCTCAAGGCTGAGACCGATATCATCAACGAGATCGGCCGGCTGCGCAGCCGGGGGCTTGTGGACTATCACGCCGTGGCCGCGCTGGAACGGGTGCAGGAGATTCTCCGAAAGCTGGAAACGGATGAATGGGAGTATGTGCCCCGCATGGTCGAGGCGCAGTTTTACGTTCATCACCCGGAGGCCCGGGCGATTCCCGGCGAGACCGTGGAAAAGCACCTGCGCGGCTACACCAACGCCCAGAGCCTTACCAGCACCCAGACGGATATCGTGCAGAAGCTCACGATGAACCTCATGGGTCAGCTGGTGGACGGGAACATGACGGTGCTTTCCACTCTGCAAAGCGCCCTTCTGGGCCGGACTGAGCCGGACGTTTACCGGCGTATCGGTCTGGAGCAGGTGGCGGCACAGCAAGCTGTGGGAAGGGGCGTGAACCAGAGCGTTCCCGCCTTTGTGGAAGCGCTCCGCCGGGAGGGCGTGACGGCGTTCACAGACAAGGCGGGACGGAATTGGAGCTTGCACACCTATGCAACGATGGTCTCCCGCACCACATCCAGACAGGCTGAAATCCTTTCTGTGGTGACGCAGAACGAGGAACAGGACTTGTACCAGATCAGCTCCCACGGAACAACATGTGCCCTCTGCGCTCCGTATGAGGGCCGAGTATACAGCAAGAGCGGCAAAGACCCGCACTTCCCTCCGCTTTCGGATGCGTTCGGCAAAGTAGACCCCGCCGGGCCGGATGACCTGACGAACAGCTGGCTGAACATCCACCCGAACTGTCTGCACGCCATTCGCCCATGGACACCCGCCGGGCGGACGCCGGAAGAGCTGGAACGGATCAGGAACTTTTCTGATCCCACAACAAATCCCTACAGCCGAGACCCGCGCACCAAGGCACAGATTGAGGCCTACCGCAAAAAGGAGCATGGCCGCTCCAAGTGGCTGCGGGATTACCGCCAGTGGGAAAATTACCGCACGGCTCTGGGTGACAAGGTGCCCAAGACCTTTGAGACCTTCCAGCGGCACAAGCTGGCAGATGACGAAAAATATCACAAATGGATGGACGCATACAGAAGCGGAGGTGATGCCGATTGATTGCGTACTATGGAAGCAAACTGAGCCCTCACATGACGGAAACGCCGGAGGGCTTTTTGATTTGCCATGATGTCAAGATCGCCCGTACCGGAACGCAGAACTATCTGGCACGGGAGATCGGGCTGGACGGGATGCCGGAGCGTGTTCTTCAGGTGACACGAAGCGCCGAGGACGTGTTTGACCCGGCGGCAATTGCCAGTTTTGAGGGCAAAGATGTCACCAACACCCACCCCTCGGAGATGATCGTGCAGGAAAATCAGGCCGCCTACTCCAAAGGCCACGCAGAGAATGTTCGCCGAGTAGGTGATTATCTGGTGGCTGACCTGTACCTGAAAGACCCCACACTGATCTCCGAGGTCAAGAACGGGGACATGCGGGATGTGTCCTGCGGCTATTACTGCCAGTACGAGGCAGACGGTGCAGGATACCGGCAAACCCATATCAGAGGCAATCACATCGCCATCGTGCCCCGTGGGCGCGCTGGCCGTGATGTTGCAATAAAAGACAGTGCCGCCGAACTTCCGGCGGAGAAAGGCAAGGTAAAACACATGAGCAAGAGCAAGAATCTGCTGTCTCTGTTCGGTCTGGCGGCAAAGAACGCGGCCCCCGAAGAGCTTGACAGTATGGTGGAGACCGCTGCTGCAGCGCTGGACGCAGCACCCGCCGTTCCGGCGCAGGATGCAGACCCCGCTGAAAACAAAGCGCCCGCCGACACCCAAAACACCGCGGTTCTGGACGCGCTGAACAACCTTTCCGGCAAGCTGGATCAGCTGATCGATGCCAACACCAAGAAGGCAGAGGACAAAGAGCCGGAGAATCTGGACAAGGTGATCTCTGAAATGTCTGGCGAAAAGCCTGACAAGAAGGAAGAGGGCGAGGACGAAAGCGGTTCCACCACCGTTTCCGCTGATGACGAGTGCGCAAAACCTGCCGCCAATGACAGCGGTCTGGCCCTGCTGAAAGCCATGCGCCCAATCATCAACAGCATTCAGGACAAGGCCACCCGTGATGCTTTGTCCAAGACCCTGATCGAGCAGGTCAAGGGCACCAACTCCGTGGATGCCATCGCAAAGGCTGCGCAGGACAGCGCCGCCGCTGCCGCCAGAGCATCCGGTAAGAGCCGGTATGAGCTGTTGTGTCAGGATTCCCAGAAAGCTTACAACGACCGCAATCCCCACATGAAGAAGGAGGGCTAAATTATGTCCCTGAATACTCAGATTATCGGCAAGACCATGCCCCACGGCTTTGCTGGCACTTATGCCCGTCAGCCGGATATGATCGTCAACACCCGCCCCGTTGGCGGCACCGAAAGCATTCCTTTTGGCACTGCCCTGAAGTATGACAACGGCAAGGTCATCGTGATGGGCGGCACCGGCACTACTGCTGCACAGTTCGCGGGCATTGCGGGTAGCGAGGTCAAGAGCGCACTGGTCTATCCTGACCAGATCGGCGGCAAATACGCCCCCGGCGAGGCTTGCAGCGTGTTCCAGCGCGGCAGCATCAACGTGCTGTGCCAGCGCGGGACCCCGGCTCTGGGCGGTGACGTTTACGTCCGCATTGCCAAGACCGCTGACTATGCCACCGCACTGGTCGGCGGCTTTGAGGCGGAAGCGGACGACAAGACCGCCGGAAACTCCGTCAAACTCACCAACTGCCAGTGGGGCGGCGCGGCTGATGCCAACGGCGTGGCCGAGCTGGTCATCCTCACCCGTACAAACGCCTGATAGGAGGGCTTAGACTATGGCAAACTTCCAGAACGTCGGCACCACCAATGCCGGTACTTTCACCGTAAACAACGCCGGTGCTGCGCTGCCCGGCGGCACTCCCACCATGGACGCGGCTGCCATCCAGAGCGGCAATGCGTTCCTCACCAGCGAGCTGGAAAAGCGTGACCCGCTGATCCGAAAGCCCCTCACCAGCGTCACCTATCCCCGTGATATCCCCATCGAGGTAGGCGGCGGCTGGGTGGATTACGTCTCTGCCATGTCCGTGGCCTATGGCATGGCGGGCGGCTCCGGCGCTTCTGCCGTCAACGGCGGCGGTTCCAACGGCATCCCTGTGGTGCAAGCCAGCGTGAGCAAGGGCGCATTCAAAGCCCATGTCTTTGCCGCCGCTCTGCGTGTGATGTTCGTGGATATGCAGCGCGCAAACTTCATTGGCCGCAGCCTTGACCAGATGCTGCAGGACGGCATCCGGCTGGCCTACGACAAGCACATGGATCAGAACACCTACATCGGTTTCGACGAGTACGCTACCACCGGCCTTGTCAACAATCCCGATGTCACCAAGACCACTGCCGCAGCTTCCGGCACCGGCTCCTCTGCCAAGTGGGCGGACAAGACCCCCAAGCAGATTTTGACGGACATCAACAATGCCATCACTGCCGTGTGGGCTGCCAACGAGTACGACGAGGCCGGTATTCCCAACCATATCCTGATCCCCTACGAGCAGTACAGCTACATCACCACCACCATGGTGAGTGACCTTGGCACTGAGACCATCTACGACTTCCTGAAGAAGCACAACGTGGCCGAAAACCACGGCGTAGATCTGGAGATCGTTCCTACCCGCTGGGTCAAGGGCGCTGGTACTTCCGACGGCGACCGCATGGTGGTGTACGTCAACAACCGCCGCTTTGTCAAGGCGGACGAGCTGGTGCCCCTGTCCCGCGTGATGAGCGCCCCCAACGTCACCAATGTCTGCTACGATACCGCCTATATGGCAAACGCATCCGAGGTGCAGCTCATGTACCAGACCTCCATGCTGTACGTGGACGGCATCTGATCAGGAGGTGGCAGAAATGGCTTTCGTACTTTCCAAAGCAAACATCATCCTGCCCAGCGCAGACGGCTCTCAGACCTTCCCGCTCCACCGGGAGCAGCTGGTCGAAGTGCCGGGCTGGGCGGCAGAGACGGCCTATTTCAAGGCGCTGGTGGCCGATGGTGACATCGTGCCCACGAACCGAAGTGACAAGGCCGTACAGGATGCCGCAGACAAGCCCGTCCGCAAGAAAAAGACTGCGGACTGGGACAAACCCGCCGAACCGCAGGAAGACTGAGGAGGCTGCCAATGTGCTGGACGATGAAGCCGCAGTTTCATGGCGTTCTTGCACAGGCCGCAAATCTGGGGCAGAGCGTAGGCAATTACACCGCAGAGCAGTTCAAGGCGGAATACCCGCAGTTCTGTGACGCGGACGGAAATTGCCACCTGCCGGACGTGATGCTGGAAGAGATCGTGAAAATGGCAAACGTCAGCATTCAGCCTGATAAATGGCTGGATAGCTGGCATTATGCCGTGGGGCTTTATGTGGCCCACTACGTCACTTTGCAGCTGCGCACCTATGCGGAGAACACCGCCACCCCGGCGCAGGCGGCAGCGTCCGGCGCTCTGGTGGGTGTGGTGAAGTCTGCCACGCTGGGCGACAGCTCCGTGACCTACGACACCAGCGCCCTGACCGCAGGAACAGAGGACTGGGGCGACCTGAACGCCACCACCTACGGTCAGATGCTGGCAAACCGTGCCCGCTTTATCGGTGCGGCCGGAACTTTTGTGATGTGAGGTGCTCCGATGAACTGGAATGACTGGTATACCGACCTGATGGAGATCAGGCGCACGGAAACCGTGAAGGACGGAAATCTGACCCGCAAGGAACGGAAGGTCGTCCGCTCCGGTGTTCCGTGCCGGGTGTACCGCAGTCAGGACAAGGCCCCGACGATGACCCAGACAGCAGCCAATGTCCAGAAAACGGACAAGCTGGCCTGTGATATCAATGTGGATATCAAGCCCGGTGATGAGCTAGTGATCCACAGAGGGGCGCGGCTGGGATATGCGCTGCAGGAGACCCGGTATTTTGCCGGGGATCCTGACCTGTACTATGAGCCGTTCGGGGCAGTGCTGCCCGGTCTGGCCCATCAGGAGATCACACTTCTCAGTCAGGAGCGTGTGAAATGAACCTGCAGGAGTACATCAAGAAGCTGGAAGCGGCACAGGCCGCTTTGCCAGAAATGCTCGCAGACGTTGCCCGCAATGCCACCCTCCGGGCCGTGGAAGCGGCGCAGGATAAGACCCCGCCCACAACGGACAGCCTGAGCGGAACCAATACCCGCACCGGAGAGCTGAAACAGCACTGGGCAACTGACAGCCTCGCCGAGCCGCGGTTGCAGGGTGGAGAGATCGTCACTGAGCTGAACAACAACAAGGAATACGCCTCTTACGTCAACGATGGACACCGAATGGACAAGCACTTTGTTCCGGGTCTGTACGCAAACCCCTATACCGGAATGCTGGAATACGACCCGGCCCGCCGGGGCGAGGTGGGCATGATGGTGGGCACGAAAACGACTTACGTTGAGGGGCTGCACATGTCCGATGCGGGCATTGAAGCCTATAAGCACACCGTGAAGATAGAGACAGAAAAAGCCGTGAACAAGCTGGGAGAGATGCTGAAATGAACTTTACCATTACAACGCTGGCCCGGTCTCTGGCAGAGTATCTGGCTCCCTTCCTGCCCGGTGTGCAGATGTTGGAAGACCCTGCACAGCAAGGCGTAGAGCCGCCCTGCATGTTTATCCAGCAGCGGGGCAGCGATATCAATCCTTACCCCGGCGGGCGCGAGCTGCGCACCATCCGGCTCGACCTGACCTATCTGCTGGACTACAACCTCACAGACCTGCGCCGGCAGTACAACAAAGCCGCTGAGACGCTCGATTTTTGCATGAAAGCATTTCCTTATTCCGATGGAACAGAAGCGGAAAAGCTCCTGCACACCTACGATCGCAGCGCGGATATCGACGATGACGGTCTTCATTACAAGTTTGAGCTGCGTGTCTTTGTGGAAAAGCCCGTGGACGCAGTGAAGATGCAGACCCAGACCGTAAACCAGAAGGTGAACCAATGAAACAGGATAATACCCAATACAGCCGGGAAGTGCTGCTGAAAGACCCGCGTTTTGCGGGGTATCAGCCGGATTTTCTGGCTGTTGTTTTACACAAACCGTTTTACACCCTCGCAGAGGCTGAGGCCGCTGTGAAAGAATTTTGGAAGGAGTGACGCCCTATGGCAGCAGGCGGAACATGGACTGTACAGAACAAAGTGCGGCCCGGCATTTACTTTAAATTTCGCTCCAAGAACAAGCAGAATCTGACCGTCGGCGACCGCGGCAAGGTCACGATCTGCGAACCTATGAGCTGGGGACCCGTTGGCAAGGTGATGGAAATCGCCGCCGGGGAAGACCTGACTCCCTATACCGGTTACGACATCACAGACGCACACAATCGCTTTGCATCCATGATCTTCAGCGGCTCCAACCGCACCGCAGCACCCACCAAGCTGCTGCTTTACCGCCCGGCCGCTGCGGACAGCGCAAAGGCCACTGGCACTATCGCCCCGCTGACGGTTACCGCAAAATACCCCGGCTCCAGAGGCAACGACATCGTTGTGATCGTCACTGCACTGACGGAACCTACGGGCAGTTTCCAAGTCTCCACGGTCGTTGACGGTGTGGTGAAGGATCAGCAGACTGGCAAGACCATTGCAGACCTGACCGGCAATGACTGGGTGGATTTCAGCGGCACAGGCGCTCTGGCTGCCAATGTCGGCACCCAGCTTTCCGGCGGCAAGGACGGCGAGGTGAACTCTGCCGCATACAGCACCTACCTGACGAACATCGAGCCCTACAACTTCGATTCCATGCTGTACGACGGCGAGGATGCCACCGTAAAGAACGCGATGGAGACCTTTATCAAGCGCGTGAACACCGAATTGGGCCGCTTCTCTCAGCTGGTGGAAGCCAATGCCACCAACCCTGACTCCCGCTTTATCGTCAACGTGTGCAGCGGTCTGGTGATGAACGATGGAACCACCCTGACCCCGAAGGGAGCCGTCTGGTGGGTCGGCGGTGCGCTTTCCGGCGCGACCTACGGCAACGACCTGACGAATGCCGCCGTTCCCAACGCGGTGGACATCTCTCCCAAGATGACCCACAATCAGTATGTGGATGCCATCAATGCGGGAAAGTTCGTGTTCAACGCCGATGACGGCACCGTCCGGGTGGAGTATGACATCAACTCTCTGGTCACCTATACCAGCGAGATCGGAGAGGTGTACCGCTACAACCGCACCATGCGGCTGTGCAACACCATCGCCAACGACCTGTACAAGCAGTTCGCCCAGAGCTATGTGGGCATTGTGGACAACACCAAGGACGGGCGCCGACAGTACAAGAGCGCCATCGTCAAATATCTGAATGATATCCAGTCGTCCGGCGGCATCCAGAACTTTGACGGCGAGACCGACGTCGTTGTTGAAAAGGGCGAGGCGAAGGACGCGGTGCTGGTCTATCTGGCCATCGAGGCTGTAGGCAGCAGCAACAAGATCTATATCATTCTGGATATGGCGTAAGGAGGGACAAAGATGAGTTATTTAATGGCTCAAGACACCTTGAACGGTGCGGAGGGCAAGATCACCATCACCCGGAACGGCCGCATTCTGGAAGCCGCAGGTATGCGGAACATCAAGACCATCGCGGGCATTCAGACTTCGGACATGAAGACCATCGGCACCCGAAAGGTTCAGAAAAAGGCAAACGGTGTCACTCAGACCGGAACCGGCAACGTCTATTTCGGCTCCAACGGCTCCAACCTGTTCACCGATATGGTCCTGAACTACATCGAGAACGGCGTGCAGGACATGTTTGACATCACCATCACCAACGAGGATCCCACGTCCAGCGTGGGCGCGCAGGTAATGGGCTACTATGGCTGCGTACTGACTGGCGATATCCCGCTGTCCATTCTGGACGACGAGGAAGCCATGCTGAACTACGATTTCAATTTCAGCTATACCAGCGTCAAGCGTCTGGAACGATTCAACGACCCCGCCAACCTTGGCAGCAACTGATTTTAGGAGGTATTTTTTATGAACGCACTTTCTGCATTTCTGCATCCCACCGTCACCACCGAGGAAAAAGAGGTCATCATCTCCAAGCGCTTTCTGGGTGAAGACGGCAAACCTGTCCCCTTTAAGATCCGCTCCCTGACTCAGGAAGAGAATGCTGCCATCATCAAGGCAGCCACCCGGCAGAAAAAGGTGGACGGCCAGTGGCAGGATTCCATTGATGCCAACGAGCTGAGTGCCCGCACCGTCGTGGAAGCTACGATTTTTCCGGATTTCCGTAGCGCGGAGCTGTGTGAGAAATACGGCACCAAAGACCCCGTTCAGGTTCCCGGCAAGATGCTTCTGGCTGGTGAGTTTGGCCGCCTGATCGATGCCGTGAGCAAGCTCTCCGGCTTTGACAAGAGTCTGGACGAAGAGGCAAAAAACTGATTTCCGGGGGCAGTTGGGATATCGACGTGCTGGTGGCATACTACTGCTTCGATAACCTCAGCTGGTCCCCCGGCAAGTACGATGCCCTGCCGGTGCGTGAAAAGGCACTGGTGAGGGCTTTTGCTTTGCGCTCCATGGAGAAGCGCAGAGAGGAGACCCAGCGGATGAAGGAGGCGGGACGAAATGGCTAAAATTCAGGAAACGCTTGTCCTTCAAGATCAATTTTCATCTTCCTTTGGCGCATACATTCAGGCCGCACAGAGAGCATCAAGCTCTACCACAGCGGCACAAACAGCAGCCCGGAACTATCAGTCTGTTCTGAACAGCGTTTCCCGGCAGCTGATCTCTGCGAATGCAAAGTTTGAATCGTATGTGGCACAGCAGGAAGAAATGGTAGCCGCTGGGCAGCAGAACACAGAAGCGTTCAAAAAGCTGGATGCCCAGACCGAGAAATTGGGCGCAACCATCCGAGGGCTGGAAACGCAGCAGCAGACCCTGACCCAATCCATGAAAGCGTCTGAAAACGCTGCCAGTGTGGCGGCATCGGCTACAAAGCGGCTGCAGGAGCAGGAAAATATGGCGCAAAGCGTCACCAACTCCCTGACATCTTCGGTTCTCCGGCTGGCCGCGTCCTATATCAGCATTCAGGGCCTGAAAAAGGCCGGTGACCTGTCTGACAGTCTGGTCTCCATGCGTGCCCGGCTCGATCGAATGAACGACGGCTTGCAGACCACGCAAGAGCTGGAAACGATGATCTACCAGTCGGCCCAGCGCTCCCGGGGTAACTTCACCGATACGATGGGGCTGGTCTCCCAGCTTGGCACAATGGCCGGTGATGCGTTCAGCAGCTCCAAAGAGATCGTGCAGTTCGCAGAGCAGCTGAACAAGCAGCTGGCCCTTTCCGGCGCGTCCGGTTCGTCTGCGCAAGCCGCGATCCTTCAGTTGGAACAGGGGCTTGCATCTGGCGTTCTGCGCGGCGATGAGCTGAACAGCGTGATGGAGCAAGCTCCTGCCCTCGCAAAGTCCATTGCAGACTATATGCAAGTCAGCGTGGGCGAGCTGCGCGAGATGGGCTCTCAAGGACAGATCACTGCCGACATTGTGAAAAACGCACTGTTTGCGGCGGCTGAGGACACGAACGCGGAGTTTGAAAAGACCCCAATGACATGGGCACAGGTCTGGACGGTGGCAAGCAATACCGCCGTCCGGGCGCTTGACCCGCTGCTCACCGCTATCAACTGGGTGGCGAACAACATCCAGACCATCGGCCCCATCGTGGTCAGCCTTGGCACAGCCTTCGGTGTGATGCTTATCGCGGCCAACTGGACGAACATCCTTACCTTTGCCACCGAAAAAGCGGCGGCTGCGCAGGCATTCCTTAACGCCGTGATGTCAGCTAACCCCGCGGCATTGGCGACAGTGGGCGTTCTGGTGCTGGTGGCTGCCTTTTACGCGGGCATCGCGGCGGTGAACCATTTTGCCGGGACGTCCATCTCGGCGACGGGCATCATCACCGGAGCCTTTGCTACATTGGGCGCATTTGTCTTCAACGGTGTTCTGGTTCCGTTGCAGAATGGCTTTGCTGCCTTTGTCAATTTCCTCGCCAACGTCTTCACCAACCCCTTGGCTGCGGTTAAGATCGCATTCTACGATATGGCCATCACAGTGATGCAGTATCTGCAGAACATCGCGCAGGGACTGGAAGGACTACTGAACAAGATCCCCGGTGTGACCGTGGACCTGACCAGCGGTGTCAACGCGACAGTGACGAAGCTCCAGCGCGACCGACACTATGAGAAGTGGGCCAGCGGCTACACCGAGGTGGTCAAGCCGTGGGAGAACATCGACCTCGGCAAGGCCTACACCAAGGGCTACAACTGGGGCGCAAACCTCGACCTGTCCACCATGCTGGGCGGCGGCTCCGGAATGGGCGGTGGCTCCGGCTCGCTGGAAATTCCGCAGACGGCAGACATGAAAAACCTGCTGGGCAACATCGACAATAACACCGGCAAGATCGCAAAAACCGTTGACCTATCCGATGAGCAGATCAAGATGCTGGTGGATGTGGCAGAGCGCAAGTACGTCAATAACGTCAACCTGACAAGCCAGACCCCCATGATCACCGTGCAGGGGCAGAACACCGGCAACACCGAAAAGGATGCCCGAAATCTGGCAGACAACCTGCGGGACCTTCTGTTGGATCTGATGAACGCAGGAAGCACCGTCACCGTGCAGTAAGGAGAAAGAGATGTCCCTGTACAAACTTTATTTTTCCAGCGGCGAAACGGTGATTGCTCTGCCCATCAACCCGGAAAAGCTGCCAGAGACCTTTTCTGCCGACAACGGAACTTACAACGTGTTGGGCCTTGGCCCTATCATGCAGCCCCGCACGCCGAACCTGCGCAACGTGTCCATTTCGGGTCTGCTGCCCGGTCGGCGGCTGCCGGGCCAGACCGGCATTCATCTGCCCCCGGCGGTGTATATGGCGTTCTTCACTACCGCCATGAAGAAAAAGTCCCCCATCGTCTACACGCCCGTCCGGTTCTATGAGAACGGCGTACCGTTCTTGGGGCCGAGTCTGGGCTTTCGGTGCCTCGTTACCAGCTTCAAGGCAGAGGAGCGCGGCGCGGAGACGGGAGATTTCTATTTTGACCTGAGCCTGACCGAGTACAAGAATTACTCCCCGCAAAGGGCCGTTGTGCAGGGCGCTGGCCAGACCGGAACCTTTTCCCCGGCCAGCATCACCACTGACGCGGCCAGCGTGGCCGCACGGGCTGTTTCGGTAGCTACGGCGGTAAACACTGCGGTGGATGCCGTAGACGCTGTAAAGCTCTCCCTGACCCCCACCAGAAGCACCCCATCAGACAAGCTTGTTGTGGGGGCCAGACGGAAAGCCACTGGAAAAGTCTACGGCACCGGCAGCGGGGAAGAAGTTCTGACCAGCATCCATGGCCAGATCGTTGTGGTGCGGCGCATCATCGACCGCGCCCGGCCCTGCCCCGTCTGCGTGGCAGACACCGGCGGCACGGTGCTGGGTTGGATGCCGGAGAACAGTCTGCAGGAGGTGGAAGGATGACCTATGAGCTTTTGGCCGCTCAGAAAGCCACCGGAAACACCCTGAACCTGACCAACAGCACCACGCAGGTGGTCTGGTCTACCCAGCGCACCGGTCAGCCGGGCAAACTGACCTTTACCTATCTTCGTACCCCGGAATCCAAGCTGGAAGAGGGTGACGTGATCCGCTTTTCCGTGGACGGTCAGCTTCAGTTTTACGGTTGGGTGTTTACCCGTGGCTTTGACCGCTGGGGGCCGGTGGACGTGGTCTGCTATGACCGCATCCGGTATCTCAAGGCCAATGCCAGCTATTCGTTCTATGGCCAAAGTGCCGGAGACATCATCAAGCAGATCGCAGAGGACTTTGAGCTGGACGTGGGCGAGCTGGCCGACACCGGCTATAAGCTGCCCTCCCTCATCATGCAGGACAAAAGCTGCATCGACATCATCAACACCGCAGTGCAAAAGACCCTGCTCAACACCGGCAAGGTCTATGTGTTTTACGATTCCGGCGACGGACTGGCCCTCAAAGAGGCCAACGACCTGAAAACCGATATCGTCATCGGTGATTACAGCCTGATGACAAATTACACCTTCGATTCCTCCATCGACACCCAGACCTACAACAGCATCAAGCTGGCCCGGCCCAATCAGGAGACGGGAAAGGCGGATGTTTTCGTGATGAAGGATTCGGAACACATCGGGAAGTGGGGCCTTTTGCAACTGTATCAGACCGTGGACGAGGCTGCCAACGACGCTCAGGTAAAGGAACAGGCGAAAGTGAGCTTGGAATACTATAACCGGGTATTGCAGCAGCTCAAGTTCTCTTCTCTTGGCGTTCCGGGCCTACGGGCCGGGGCGCTGATTCTGGTGAACCTGTCCGATCTGGACGGCGAACCGTTCAAACAGTATGTCATGCTGGAAAAGGCGGAACACACCTTCAAAAATGACGAACACACCATGGAACTGGAAGCAAAAGCACTGTAAGGAGGGAGAAGAGTGGATTTACTGGAAGTATTGCAGGAGATCAACCGGCAGACCAACGATGCCGGGCAGCCCACAGACCTTCAGATCGGAACAGTGACAAAGGCCCCGCCGGACGATGATGAGCTGGAGATCCAGATCAGTGAAGCAATGGCCCCGCTGAAACAGGCAGTGCTCTATCTGACAGAGCCTGTCATTGAAAAGAAAATTCCCATCCTGCGCCACAGGCACGAGATCAAGATCTTGCAGCACAAGCACGTAACGCCGTCCGGCCCCAGCAAGGACGCGTTCATGACTCCGCCCTACTTCACGGAGTGGTCGGCCCTGCCGGCTGAATTTGATGCAGAAGTGCAGGCAGAAAATTTTGTGGGATGGGAAAACGGCGCGGCGCTGCCTTTGAGCAAGGACAAAAAGTACATCATCCTGAACCCGGCCCTGAAAGCCGGGGACAAAGTGCTGCTCCTCCGCGTTCAGAGCGGCCAGAAGTTCATTGTGCTTTCCCGTGTGTACGGAGGTGAATCGTAATGGCTACGCTTCCTACAGGCGCGTCCATCGACCTTTTCGGCGGCGTGGAGTACGTTTCTCAGCCGTCAAGAACATGGTTCATTGACCAGACATCTGGCCGCATCACCGGGGAATGCGATGGGTACGAGGCTGTAAAACAGGCCGTGAATGTGATCCTGTACGTGGAGCGCTACCGCTGGCAGATCTTCCGCTCTTATAGCGGCATGGAGTGGGAGGGGCTGCTGGGGCAGGATCCGGGATATGTGGCGGCAGAATTGCAGCGCCGCCTAGAGGAGGCCCTGACCGTGGACGACCGGGTGACCGGCGTGAAGGACTTTTCTTACACGGTGCAGGGACAGGCCCTGACAGCATCCTTTACTGTCTCCACGATCTACGGCGAAATGCAGGCAAGCACGGAGGTGAACACCGCAGCATGATCGATTTTTCTACCGCACAGTACCGGTCGATTCTGGACTATATGCTGTCTCAGATCCCGGACGACTACGACAAGCGGGACACAAGCCCCATCCCAACGGCTCTTTCTCCCGCCGCCTATGTCTTTGAGGGGTTCTTCCTTTCCCTGAACATGGTGCAACGACAGGCGTTTTTTCAGACAGCCACTGGCAGTGCGCTGGATCTGCTGGCCCCCATCGCCAGTGTTACCCGCAAGCAGGCCACGGCGGCGGTGCGAAAAGGCGAGTTCAATATGGCTATCCCGCTGGGCAGCCGGTTCTCTACCATCAACGGCGCGGACAGCATCAATTTTATTGCGCTGTCTGCTCTGGGTTCTGGGCACATCTACCGCCTTTTGGCCGAAACACCCGGCACCATCGGCAACGACTACACCGGCCCTATCCTACCCATTGACACCATTCAGGGCCTGACTTCTGCCCGGATCTCGGATATCCTGACACCCGGAGACGAGACCGAGACAGACGACGAATTCCGCGTCCGCATCGAGGCGGCACTAAACAGCCGCTCCTTCGGCGGAAACGTGGCGCAGTATGTGGAGGAAATCGAGAAGCTGGACGGCGTGGGCGCTGTGCAGGTCTACCCGACATGGAGAGGCGGCGGCACGGTGCTCTGCTCCGTTCTGGGTGCGGACTGGCTTCCTGCATCCACCGACCTTGTGCAGACCATTCAGAACGCCATCGACCCGGCGCCGAACTCCGGGCAGGGGCTCGGTCTTGCGCCCATCGGTGCAAAGGTAACGATCACGGCCCCGGAGAAGCTGGAAGTTTCGGTCACCGCATCGGTGACGCTCCTGCCCAGCTACTCGCTGGATACAGTTCGTACCGCGGTACGGGAGGCGTTGGAGGCATATCTGCTCAATGTACGGAAAAGCTGGGCGACTAATATCAGCAAGACTGGCATTGAATACAGCGCCAACGTATACACAGCCCGCGTATCTGCGGCCATCATCACGGCAGAGGGTGTGGTAAACGTAACAAACGTCCAGCTGAACGGAGCAGCGGACGATTTGATTCTGACAGAAACCGGCGCACAGCAGCAGGTTCCTGTGGTTGGGACGGTGACGCTGCATGAAGCTTGATCTCTCGCATGACCTGCTGCCGCTTTTGCCCCCGGTTTATCGAAACGTGCAGGATTACCAGCAGATCTGTGATGCCGAAAAGGCAGAATTTGACCTGCTGGCCAACTCTGTGGAAGGGATCCAGAATAACTTCTTTTTTCAGACCATGGACGAGGAGTCCGTTGCACAGTGGGAAAAGGTGCTTCACATCGTGGCTGTCCCGGAAAAGGAATCTCTGGAGTTCCGCAGACAGCGTGTAATGACCCGCATTGCGACCCGCCCGCCCTACACACTGGGTTTTCTGTATCAGAAGCTGGATGAGCTGATTGGCGCGGGTGGATGGACGTGCTCCATCACATACCCGCTCTACGAGCTGAGGCTTGCGACGAGCGCAAAGAGCCAGTCGTACTACGACGAGGTGACGCACCTGATCAACCAGATCAAGCCCGCTCACATCGTCTTTATCAGTATGCCGTACCTCAAGACTGGGATCTTGATCACAGAGCAAGTCGATGTGCAGAAATACGATTATCAGTATCGTCTGGGCGGCTGGGCCCTTGGAAAAAAGCCGTTTTCCGAGTTCGGAGGATGGACGACCGCAAAGGCGGCTGCATCGCCGACACTGACGCGGACGCTTCTTCTGGACGTGGCCCATAAGGCGGCAGAGCTTGCCACGACGGCACGGCTCAACCGCGCAGCGACCGTGAAACCGCTGAAAATCGTCATTGCATCTGCGACACTGCAGGTGGGTTCTGAAACGTTGATAATCTCAGGCGAGAATCTGAAGCTGGAAGCGTCCGTGGAACCGATGGCGGACATTCCGACTGTCACGCACTACGAGATACTGAACGATGCGGGAGAAACGCTGTACGCATCGGACTGCTTTTTCGGCATTACCGAAAAAACGGACGTAGACGTAAATCTCTCTATTCTGGAAGGCGCGGACACCGTGCTGGCAAACGGAAGCCGGTATCACTATCTTCTGGGCAGCTGGCTTTTGGGCAAGGACGCTTTCGCGTCACCGGGACAAAATTATTTTGTCCCGGTGAAGGCCGCCGCGCCCGATTCTGCATCTGTGACCCCGCTGTTTCTGACAAGCCTAGCCTCGTACATGGCGGATCACATCAACATGGTGCAGCTGAACGGTGATTATACCGTTCCGAACCTCGCAAAGAGTCTTTCCGGTGCGGCAGTCACGCTGCAGTATGAGCTTCTGCCATCGGAAAAGATCACAAAAGTCTCTGCCATCTCCGCACAAGATGCGTTCGGAGCCGCCCTCACACAGGACGATGTTAGCATCGAAACCACGACCAGAACAAAGTTCAAACACACCATTATCTTCAAGGAGGGAACATTGCTTTATGGCGGATGATATCCTGAAAAACATTCCTCTTCCCGCTGATCTCCCGGAAAATTGGACATCCGAACAGACCGTCGCCCCGACCGGCGCAGAAGTCGGCATGGATGAACAGCACGGGTACAATTACCTGATGAGGCAAGTCAACAACGCACAGAAGGCAGCAAGGGCGCTGAATGAGGGGAAACTTGGTCTGCACGGCACCGCAGACAACGGCGTTGTCGCCTCCGGCGACAACTACGTCCGCTTTGGGGATGGGACGCAGATTTGCTGGGGTGAAACCGCTCAAATTGATGTCAAAGCAAATTCAACTGTAACCACCACGATAACTTATCCGGCTGCATTTGCGTCAGAACATTTACCGGAGGTATCCTTAACGATTGCTGGAAACAGTGAAAACGATGCTTACTCAAAACTTGTGCTGCACACTACACGTAGACTAAATACAAGCTGTGACATCTATTTCAAAAATAGTGCTTCGTATCAGATGTCTCCTATTGCGCAATGGATTGTCATCGGCCGCTGGAAGTAAGGAGGAAGACACATGGAAGAAATTGTTTTGGGCTACACCCTCGCAAAGCCTGTGACGACACAGGAAGAGTGCACCGCTTACGCCGCGATGGCTGAGGCCGTGAATGCCCACAACGCCGTATGTGCGGTGGGCGACACGCTGTGGGGTATTGAGGATAAGGCCGACTGCTACGAGGTGGCAGAGGGCGGCACGGTGCCGGAGCCGGAACCGGCAAGCACCCTGCCCACCACAGAGGAGCGGATAGCAGCATTGGAAGCCGGTCTCATCGAGCTGGCCGCACAGGAGGTATGACATGGTACAATTTTACGTGACGCAGATCAGGCTCCACCAGTTTGACGGTGCCTTCACCATTGACGACGTTCCGACCCGCTGGCGGGCCCGCGTACAAGCCGAGCTGGACAAGGAGGCGCAGGAAAATGGCTGATAAGACCATCCTAGACGTTTCCCGCTGGCAGGGCCGCATCGACTGGGGCGCGGTGAAGCGCAGCGGCAAAATCGACGGCGTGATGCTTAAAGCCGTGTCCACAAACCGCAAGTTGAGCAAGCGCAAGGATGGGTTGTACATTGACCCAACCTTTGAGCGCAACTATGCCGAATGCAAGCGCGTTGGTCTGCCGGTTGGCGTATACTACTACACCTACGCCACCGATAAAGAGATGGCAGACGCAGAGCTTGCCTTGCTCAAGACTGCCTTGACCGGAAAGACCTTTGAGTTACCCATCAGCGTGGACGTGGAGGACAACAAAATCAAGAAGCTGTCCACACAGGCGCTGACCTACCTTGCCGCCTATGCGCTTGCTACGGTGGAGCGCTGGGGCTTTTATGCCCTGCTGTATGTCGGGCTAAATTTTGCGCAGACGGAGTTGTACATGGGTGGCGCGGCGCTGCGCAAGTACGATGTATGGCTGGCAAGATATCCCAGAGACAAGAGCAAGACCAAACCGGAGGACAAGCCCAAAACAGACTTTTCCTTTGGGATGTGGCAATACACCAGCACCGCCAGCGTGCCGGGCGTGAGCGGCAACGTTGACCTGAGCCATGCGTACAAGGACTACGCCGCCATCATTGCGAAAAAGGGACTTGACCGGCTCCGGGAGGGCAAATGAGCGAAAAAGAAGCGTTACTGTGGGTGCTGGGCATCCTTGGCAGCCTGTGCGCCGCTGCCATCACGATCGACAAGGTGCTGGACATCATCCATAAGTACATCAAAAAGGCAAAAGCCCCTGACGATGCGCAAAACAAACGCATTGACGCCATTGAAAAGCGACTGGCTGCGGTAGAAACCGTTTCCACGCAGCACGCCGCGGCTCTTAGACGCGACATGACGCGATTTGACGGCATCGATGAAGAAATGCGTCTCGTCCTTGTTGGCGTGCAAAATCTTTTGGACGCGCAACTGTCCGGTAATAACCGGGAAGGTATGCAAAAAAGCAAGACCGACATTAACAACTACCTACTGAAAGGAGTAACAAATCATGGAAGCAATCTTTAATTTTATCCCCGCACCCATCGCACTGGTACTGATGTTCCTCGGCTTTGCCGCGCTGGCCGTTGGTGCCATCCGACTGGGCTACAAGCAACACGTCAAGGAGTGGGCGCTGGAGCTTGTGACCATCGCCGAGGACAGCATCATGGGTAGCGGTCAGGGCGCAAAGAAAAAGGCGCAGGTCTTTGCCGCGCTGCGCGGCGCACTGCCGGACTTGCTGAAACCTTTTATTACCGATGAAGTGCTGGACAGCGTGATCGAAAAGGCCGTCAGCATGATGAAAAAGGCACTGGCAGAAAAGAAGCCTACCATCAACAAGGAGTAAAGCATGATTGAGCTAAGCGTATCTCTCGCATCCAATGGCGTCGTCAAAGTGCCGGGCTATGAGCAGCTGGTGCGCTTTGGCTACACCAAGAACCGGGGCGTGTACCGCCTTGCCGTCACTGCCACCGGCGAGTGGGAAGGACTGACCATCCGGGCGTTCTGGCACGTGCCGGACGGCAAAGACCCAGCATCCTCGCTGGTGGCGGACGGATATGTGGACGTGCCCGCCAGCGTGACCGCACAGCCCGGTGATGGCCGCATCACCTTTGAGGGCAGCGACGGCACAAAGACCGTGACCAGCGCAGACCTGCGGTATCACGTCAGCGACAACAGCGGCACGGAGGACGGCACCACGCCGGAGCCGGGCACCCCTGCATGGCAGCAGCTGGTGGATGCCGTGCACACCGATGCCACCGCCGCAGAGCAGGCCAAGACCGATGCACAGACGGCAGCACAGCAGGCTGCCACCAGTGCGGGCAATGCAGACCAGAGCGCTCAGGAAGCCGCTAACAGTCTGCAAGAGTTGAAGGACGGCATTGCCGCTGGTGACTTCAAAGGCGAACAAGGCCCTCAAGGCCCCATCGGCCCGGTTGGCCCGCAGGGTGAGCAAGGCCCTCAAGGCCCCACAGGCGCTACGGGTGCCACTGGCCCACAGGGCGAGACAGGCCCTCGTGGTGAGCAGGGGCCGCAGGGTGAAAAAGGTGACACCGGACCGCAAGGCCCTAAAGGTGAGACTGGCCCTGCCGTAGCACTGGACACCACCCTCACCCACGAGGGCGAAGCTGCCGATGCAAAAGCCACAGGTGACGCTATCAGCGCAGTAAAGGCGCGGCAGAACATTCTTATCGGCACTGAGACAGGCAATCCTATCGCCGTTGACGATGCTTTTTCGAGTCCCCTGTGCGGCCTGACCGTGTACGGTCGGAGCACGCAGGACGGCACACCCACGCCGGATGCACCTGTGCCTATCGTGAGCGCTGGTGACGGCGGGAGTTTGACGGTGAAGGTGACGGGGAAGAACCTGTTGCAAGGCGTTCGCCGCGTGCTATCGCCTTCTGAAGTTATTGAAGGTGGCGTTAGAATCGTAAATTCCACGGGCGGAAACAGCCGTTTAGCTTTTTTTACGGCAGAGTTGAAGAAAGGCGTACAATATACCGTCAGCTATAAGGAAAAAATAGTGCAAGGGGCAGATATCAGGTTGTCCGTTTACTTACCTGATATAAACCAGTACGTTGGAAGAACCTTTATTCCTAAACAGGATACAGACACTTTTGGAATATACCTGAACCAAAAACAAATCGGGACAGTCGAGGTTACAGACATTCAGATCGAACTCGGCACAACCGCCACCACCTACGCCCCCTACCGTGAACAGCTCCTCACGCTCCCCACACCCAACGGCTTGCCCGGCATCCCCGTGACCTCTGGCGGCAACTACACTGACCCGCAGGGCCAGCAGTGGATTTGCGACGAGGTGGACTTAGAAAGGGGTGTAAAGGTGCAGAGGGTGAAATCGCGCCGAATTTTGTCGAGCGAGGTAAACGATGCAATACTAGGCGTTAATTCTTGCTATATTATCGAACAAAATATAGCCCGTCCTGCAAATAACGGGCAGATTGGCCACCTTATGTGCACTCACCTTGAGCGCGCTTCATGGTCGAGCGCCGTAGATAAGGGTGCGCAAGGCATTTGTGTGATTAGTAATCAACCGTATATTGGTATTACAATACAAGGCTTTAAATCCGCAAATGAGTATAAAGATTTTATAGACAAAAACGAAGTTGGCATTGCTTATCAACTCGCCACCCCCATCGAAACTCCGCTCACCCCTGCCGAAATCGCCGCCTACAAAGCCCTCACCGCGTACGGCCCTGACACGGTGGTGCAGGCGGGTGACGGTGCCGGAATCCGGCTGGAGTATCAGAGGGACGTGAACATCGCAATCAAAAAGCTGGAGGACGCAATCGCGTCCATGACTACTACATAAGGAGGTACTTATGGCTATCAAAAGCAAAGCCCGCCACGACCTGACCCTGCGCTCCATCAAGCGGGAGATTGCGGCTGGACGCGACGTGGCATATTGGCTGGACAAGGCGTACACCCATCTGGACAACGGACTTTTGACCGAGAACGACATCGCAGAGGTGGAAACTCTGGCGCAGGCGTACTACGACGCGCTGGACGCTGAAGACAAGGCGAACGCTGAGGAAATCACACAGTAAGGAGGATATCATGGCAATCACTACATACCGCCATTTCGGTGACGTCACCGGGATGTATGCCGCACAAGAACAATTTCGTGACATCACGAAATTGGTGACAAAACGTCACCAGTTTGCCAGCATTGGCAATATGGTACGCAATGCAGGACAGCTGCCGCAGCCCTTCTGGCTCGGTGCTGCCTGTGGCGGCGGCTCGTGTAGTCTTTCCGCCAGCGTTGCAAGGGCTTAATGCAGAACAGATAAAAGCTGTGATAAAACGTGCGCCGCTTGGGAGGTATGACCGGAAAATCGCCCGGTTGCGGTACGTTGACCAGCTATGCCAAGTTGATATTGCAGCGCGTGTGCCGTATTGTCGGACATCAATCGGCAATAGGTTGAAAATCATTGATAAAATACTGAATGTGTGAAAAATCCCCTGCTTTGCCGAAGCCCTGCGTTCTACGCGAGGTACTTTGTAAGCGAAGCGGGGGATTTTTTGTTTTACAGAAGATTATAATGCTCAGCCAGCAAAAAGCGGACATACGCCGGGCACGCACGCTTTTCGCCGCACCAGTCCTGCACGGTGCGCAGCGGGATGCCCACCTGCTTCGCAAAAGTGGTCTGAGACAGACTGGTTCGGGAGATGATCTCCCGCATGGACAGGTGCGCCAGCTCCCAGATGTGGGACAGCCTCTCTTTCTCAGCGTCCAAGTCGATGCAGCCGGAAGCGTCATCCGGGACGCTAAGAGTGATGCTGTTAAGGAACGTTGTCCGGGACGCTTCCGGGTTTGCAGCCATAATAAAGAGCTCGGCAGTAGTATACATGGTATTCTCCTTTCAAATGCGGTCTTTTGCGGACATACTGATTTTTCGGATAAAGCCGTCCGGGAACTTTTCACCGCTCCAGAGAGAGCCAAGCTTTTCATCGCCGCCGTTGTCGCGGGGATACTTATAGAAAGCGGTCATGCCGAAGCGGTCATTGGAACGGCGCAGCTTTACGATGCGGTCAGGAGCAAGCGCGATCTCTCTGGTGAGCTTGCCGCTTTCGTCCAGCGCGTCCTCGCACACCCACTGGAGTGCCGATATAAAATCGGCCATTGTGATGGTGGAGTGGGCAGCCCAGTCGTTAAAGATTCGGCTGTTACCTGCAAGAACGATTTTCTTTTTGACTTCAAAATTGTTCATATAATCCTCCTTTGTTCTCATTGTTCAGTAGTATCAAAACTCTTCTTCAGGAAGAAGACCAAGAGCATACGGCCAAGAATCGTTCCAAACAGGACGGCTGGTGTTTTTCCTGCAAGAGCTCTGGAGAGCAGTAAGAACGCTGTGCTCGGCGGAGTTTTCGATCGCCAGATACTCATCCAGCCCGGCTTTGCTCATCGTTCCGTTTCTAAAAGCAGCGCGGCACTTTTCGCCCTCAGCTCGTAAAGCGTTAAATGCTTTTTTAACGAGGTCAAAGCGGTTCATCAGATTCTCTTCTTTTGCGATATAATCATACTTGCCAGAAGAAATGATCTCCTTCACGCACTCAGCCTTGCGAAGATCGCGCCGTGCGACTTCCCAAGCAAAATGCAGAGCCTGAGATAAAGAGATCTGATAAACGCCGCCAATATAGTTCGCGCGCATCATGTGCCAAGCATCTTCCATGATTTTCTTCAGATCGTATTTCATTTTTATTTCCCCCGTTTGATTCATGTCTTTCACTGTCTTTATTATACACGCATTGCGTGTAATTGTCAAGGCTTTTTTGAAAAATTTATACGCATCGCGTGCAAAAGAAAAGCGTCCACACAGTCCTGTGCCGTGTGGGCGCTTTTCTTTTTTGTCCTTCGTTGTACGTTCGTTGACTCTCTCGGCGGCGAAAAAAGGTACACTTGGCGCAAAGGGAGGGAAGCTCAATGTTCAAGTATGACCCTTATACCGGAAAGCCGATTCCTCAGCGGCTTGGCTATGGATGGGGATGGGAATCTCAAGAGGCATTCCAGCAGACTGCACAGCAAACCCCACAGGAGCCTAAAACACCGTGGACAATGGTTCCCAGCCTAGCAGATGTGGACAAGGTAAGTGTACAGCCATGTGAAACGAAGTGGATCATGGTACAGTCTGATCCAATCTTTGCAGTAAAGACAGCCAACGCAATGGGATATGCCCCGGCGGAATATTACCGGTTTGAGCAGATAGACCCGGCGGGACTGACTGCGCCTGTATCAGTACCGGCAGTACCACAGCTGACACGGGAAGATGTGGAAAAAATCGTGGAAGATAAGGCATCGGTGCTATTTTCTCAATACAGCGCTTCGCTTGCCCCGCAAGCTTCCTTTTCAACATCTGTAAAGTCTAAAAAGGAGGCCGCACAATGAGCAACCCTTTGATGAACCGTTTTGGCGCACAGCAAACCCGGCAGATGGGGCAGAGTGGCGGGCTGATGGCCCGCCTGCCCGGCGCAATAAAGCAGGCATCTAAAATGATGGCCGTCATCAATGCGGCACAAAACCCGCAGGCAGCTCTTATGGACTACTGCAAAAAGTCCGGTGCATTCAACGGATACGCCGGCTCACAGGATCCCGAAAGCATGACCAGATGGCTATGCGAAAAAAACGGAATTCCTGTTAATGACATTCTTAATATGGTTCAGGGCCCCGGTGCACAGGGACTCGGGAATACACTCACAAAATTTTTGAAAGGTGGCTAAACTATGGCTATGGACGATTCTATGGGCTTTGGCGGCGGCGGCATCTGGATTTTCGGCTTGCTGGTTCTGCTGGCCCTTCTGTTTGGCGGTAATGGCAACGGCCTGTTCGGTGGAAACCGCGGCCCGATGTTTCCGCCCAACGTTGCGACCTCTGGTGACGTTCAGCGCGCAACCGATTTTGCAGCACTGGAACGCCAGAACAACGAGGGCGTGGCCGCAACCCGTCAGGGGGTCTATGATGTGGCAGCAGCCGTGAAGGACGGCAACTACAACATCCTCGGCGAACTGCGGGATCTGGAAAGCGCCTCCAACGCTGGTTTTGCTCAGCAGCAGGTCTGTTGCTGCGAGACCAACCGCAACATTGACTCTGTCCGCTACGATATGAGCAACTTTGCGGCTGCAATCAAGGAAAACCAGACGGCAGGCATCCAGAAGGTGCTGGATCAGCTGGCTACCAACCGTTACGGCGATCTGGAGCGGGCTTATAACCAGCAGAGCATGCAGTTTGCTATTCAGCAGGCTGTCTGCGGTATTCCCAAATCTTCCCCGTATGCCTACCAGCTGGCACCCGCGTGGGGCCCGGTTCCCGGTCCTTTCTGCGGCTGCAATAACGGCTGCGGCAACATCTAACACATACGCCCTTTAGGCGAGGATTGGCGGGGCGGCAAAGGCTGCTCCGCCTTTTATATAAGGAAGGAGATTTTTATGTCTAAATCTGCGATTTATACCGCCAACACCACGGCCCAGACCGTGGCGGTAAACGACATTATCCCTGTCGGCACCACTTCCCGGCGATTTGGCTGCAACATTCGGCAGGACGGCAACACCATCACCCTGCTGGGTCAGGGCTACTACCATGTGACCGTGTCCGCTACACTGGCTCCCACGGCTGCGGGCACTGTGACCCTGACCGGCCAGAAGGACGGCGTGGCTGTCATCGGCGCTACTGCTTCTCAGGCTGTGGCCACTGCGGCTGCACCGACCAATCTGGCACTGACTTTTCTGGTGCGCAATGCGTGCGGATGCGAAAGCTCTATCTTGAGCTTCCTGCTGACCGGTACTGCTGCCGTGGTGAACGATATGGCTGTGGCCGTGGAAAAACTGTAAGGGGGAGGATCTAGCTATGATGGACGAAGCAAAGTTTGCAGGGTATAAGGATACACTTGTTCATGCTGCAAAGCAAATGGCCGAAGAATACAGCGATGCGATGAACTACGCAAGCATGGCAATGGACTATAAAACTGTCTGCCCCTACGCTTCTTCTGAGTGGTATAAGCTCTCTGGGGAAGAAATGGAGCACGCTGACGCAAACCGCCGCATTGCGCAGAAAATCCTTACCGGCGTTGACAGTGAGGATTCTGCGGCTGGCGTAGAGCTGCATCACATGTGGAGTATGGCGGAAGACCTTGTTTCTGGACTGTGCGAAGCTGTTACAAAAGAACGCTCCGCATACATGCGTTGAATTTTTGCAACATTTGTTGTAAGATAAGGCGGACGATTTATCGCTTTTAAAATACGCCATAAGCAAACAACAAACTAACAATTAAATCAAAAATATCATAAATACGAAAAATATTATTGATTTGTAATCAGTGGGTTGCAGGTTCAACTCCTGTCACTAGCTCCAAAAATAAACGCATGAACGATGAAAACGAATCGTCCGTGCGTTTTTCTTTTTGCTTGAAATGCCTTGAAATCTCCTGAATGAACGTGACCATCTAACAAATAATCTAACAAATCAATACTTCATCTTTCGCATTTCCTGCAACAGATAATCCGGGTCATTGTGGGAGACGTACTTGTTGGCCGTGGTGGAGAAATTTTTGTGACCCAAGATTGCCTGCACGGCGGTCTTTTCCAGTCCGCACTCCACCATCTTGCTGCTGGCCGTGTGGCGCAGCGTATGCGGATGCACCCCCTCTATGTGGCACTCCTGCATCAAGGCCCGAAACTTTGCAGCCACGTTACGCTTGTCCAGCTTTGTACCGGCTTTGGACGGTATCAGCCACTCACAGCCGCTGTCAAGCATCCAAAAGGCAATGGTTTTGTAAATGGGTTCCAAAATAGGGATAATGCGGTTTTTGCCCGCCTCGGTCTTCTCGCCGCCCTGCATGTAGCGCTCTTTCAGGTACACGTTCTCACAGCGCATGGAGAGCAGCTCATCGATACGCATACCGGTGTAGAGTAGCACCATTGCGATTTGTGCTGTCTGCCCAAACTTCGGGTCGTTTTGTCGGCTGCTTATCTGCTCTATCTCTTGAGCGGTCAAGGTGCGCTCTGCCTTGCCTGTAGCCGCTGGGAGCTGCAAGAGCATGGCATAGTTTTTGTTTATGATGTCCTGAGCCATTGCCCACTCGCAGATCTGGCTGAAAAGTGTGCGCTGCTTTTCGCAGGAGCTGCGGGAGAGGCCCTTTTCCACCATCTGATCAATCACCTGTTGATAGTCTGCAGCTTTTAAGTCCCGGAGCTGTCGGTCATACAGCGGCGCGGCCTTTGCATAGGCCAGCTCATAACCCTTTTTCATATCAGTGCTGAGCTTGTCAAATTTGGGCTGTGCTTTCCATTGGGCATAGGCATCCGCAAAAGTGCATTTCAGACGCGCTGCGGGGGTGTTCTGGGTGTTGTAAGTGTCCAGTGCTTGTACTGCTTCGCCCGGCGTCGCAAACGTCCCCAGAACGTCTCGCTTGGCTGTCAGGGCCACATACGGCTTTGACCTCGTCCCGCTCAACTTATATACACTGCCGCTGCCCTTTGGGCGGCGGCGCTTTTTTCTTTGCTGCGGGGCGGCTTCGGGCTGCTTCTTCCCGCACCACGGACAAAAAGAAGCACCATCCGGGATCTCTTTCCGGCAGCATGGTCTTACGCATTTCATGGCTTACTCCTTTTTCTGCCCGATGTATCCCAAAGCTCCATTTTCGGCAGCGGCCCTTCCGGCCTTGTAGTTGATCTTCAGGTCGTCAATGGGAGGGTGCGGAGCTTCCGGGCATGGATCAAGGCCCGCGATCTGCGCGTAGGTATACTGATCTATGATGGTCCCGCACACGCTGGCCCTGTTGTTGAGCGGGCAGTGCAGGTTTGCGGCTATCTCAGAAATCACCGCGGGCGGGCTGCTGCCGTGACTGCCTTTCAGTATGAAGAGAAGCAGCCGTTTCGTCAGCGGCGGCAAGTTTACCACAAGGCGGCACAACTCCGCGTCTAGCTCTTTGTCGGTCTTTCTGTCATCGGACACCGAATACAGCTCCGGGTGGATCATCTCCATGAACACAGATATGGGCGACACGCCACACGCCGCACACCAGTCCATGATCTCGTCACTGTCCGGGCTGGTGCAGCCTTTTTCCCAGCTCTGCACTGTTCGCTCCCCTTTTTCGATGCGCCTTGCGATCTCCGCTTGACTCAGGCCGGCAGACACCCGTGCTTTTGCAAGCGCTTTTCCGATTTGGCTCGCCGTAAAATAACTCATACTTTCACCCCCATAAAATCAGTATATTTTTAACAAAAAATGGCGCAGAAAAACTCTGCGCCATTCGACAAAAATTACACCAATTTCATTTTCCTCTGGCGCATGGTAGAATCTGGCATATAAGATGTAAATATTACCAAAAACAGGAGGAAAATGAAATGAAAAACAGTCAGACGATCAGCATGGATCCCGATATGACTATCATTGACGGAATGCCCGCCAGCGTGCTCACCGGCACGCAGCCCACTCCGAAGCCATGGGAGGAATGATCTATGGACAAGATGCAGAGCTTTTGCACTCACATCCGCGCCGCGCTGGCGTGTTATGAGGATATGCCGCCCGAAGGGCAAGCCTGCGCCCGGCTATACGTCACCCGCAAGGCCGGTGCCATCCGCAACCTCAAAGCCGCTTCCGATGATCCCGGCGGGGAGCTTGCTGGGGAGCTGCTGCAGAAGATGCAGCGGCTGGACGACTCCAAGTGAAAATCTAACTATTTTCAGAAAAATTAAATTTATTTTGTGATATCTATTGAATACTACAACTGAAAGATGTATAATGTATTTGCGGTAGAAAATTAGCTATTAGGGCAAGCCTTAATAGGCTCAAGTCTTCGGTCTCCAACCTCTGCCATCCAAGCCTGATACTTTTCCGAATTGTCTTTCTTATGCTTAAAATAAGTTCTGAAAGTTTTTGGAAATGAAGTGATTCCGAGTTCGGAGTAAATTTCAAATTCGGCCATTTCAAAATGGTATGGATCTGTGCAGTCGTAGGTTCCAAGCTGAAAATTTCCATCCCACGAATCAATCAACCCAGTTGAAATAAAATTAAAGACACGAACCTTTGTGTTGTAGTAGATACTTAACCGAGGAATCTTTTTGAAAAGGCATTTTTCTTTTAGTTGCTTTTCCAGAGACGGACAATTTAAGTATTCTCCGCGGTACGTCTCAAAATCATCTGGAAGAGAAATATCACTGCTCCCGGATATTTGCGCTCCAACATAAAAGGCTCTTAAGTCGCTCTTGAACGCTTCCGAATTATTGCAATCTGAAAAATCGATAGCTTCTGAATTGCGAATATAGCAGAGAACATGGGACGGAATTTCCTTTTCTTCTTTCCAATGCTCATAAATTGAGTTTTGAAATGATGATGAGCCGGGAGAAGTAAGGCTGGAGCCAAAAGAAATCGATATCCCATGAGGAATAACACTGTTTCGTTCGTACTCTGCACGGGCATTATATGCACCGAGATAGTCTCTTTCCATTGCAAGCGACATTATTTTTCGGTGTGCGGCGTTTCGTCGGTCTCTTTCGGTTTTCTTGAAATCTTTTGATACTGTTTTACCGGAATCTGTTAAAGCATATTTTTCAGGTGTGTCAATGATGTAACCTTCAGAAATGATCTCTTTGACATTTTTGTCGAAAGGATAAAACCGACCTTTTACATCATCATGGATCCCCCACTTCTTTTCCCGGTCACCAAGGTAATTCACTAGGAAGCTTTTCTCTTGCCATGTCATAATCAAATTTAATTGAAGAATGTTGAGTAGGTGATAATAGACGTTGTGATTTTATTGTTCTCATAATTGAGCCAAAGGTCATTGATTCCGCAGTTATAAGCACGATACCATGTTCCGGTGTCGTTTACAGTGGTTTTACCTGTTTTTTTCAGATTGAACATTGTAAGGAACTGATCTTTATACTTATAAGGGAAAACGTCATAAAGTGTGATTCGATGTAGGCGTTCAAATACGAAATCATATGTATTGTTTCCATAGAACAGCGTATGAATGGCTTGACCGTTGCTGTAAGTCCAGTCCTCTGTACTGTCTGGTTCTCCGATCATGCTGATAAGTTCATCTTCTGTCAGGCCGGAACCGTCTTCGTGCTCATATTTCGTGGCATCGAACACAACGTCAACATCGTCTGCAATATTTTTGGCAGAAAGAAAACCAAACGCAAGCCCGAACACAAGAATCGCAACGAGAATTGCACATCCGTTTGGTTTTTTCTTCGTTTTTTCGCTGTTGCTGAGAACATCATTCTTTTTCCGAGCCATAAAAACACCTCTTAGATTCAAAAATAGGCAGCCAACCGGCTGCCGGAAAACAAATTTTCAATAACCAAAGGAGGAAAAGAAAGTGCAAGAACATAGCACAGAATTGATGAAAGAAACCACAGAATGTGTTATACTTGAGAAAATCAAGCTTGCACTTTCGTTTGGTATCAATGTGGATGAACTTTTAGATGAGGTACAGAAAAATGCTGAGTAACTTTCTTTTGGCAGTGATTGCGATTTTGCTCTTCTTTGTCACCTGCATCATCGTGTATCTGTTTGTAGATGCAGCGGATCTGGAAATCTTCAAACGAAAAAAAGTCGAGGCAATCGCCCAGTTTTCAATGGTGTCCCTCTACGACATTTTGCGTTTGTGCCCTTATACGACCTTGTATCTGCAAGACTCACATGGCATCGCAACGAAAATCGATACAGGCACTCTGTCAGAAAAGGATCTGGAAAGGGCAAAGACGATGTGCGTTACAAAGATCAGCGGTCATACTCTTGACGTTTCAGGTTTGGATTTCACGAGCAAATAATCTTGAGATAAAACCGCCGATCACGGCAGAGATCAAGGAGAGCGCGATGCTCTGGATGGCCTGCCGCCGGGTAATGCGCTGTTTCCGCTGATTCTCCACAAAGTACGTCTTTCCTTTGTCAGTCAGACGTATGGTCGGGGAGTTGTTTGCGCAAATGTGTATCAATGGGTTAAGGCCCTCGATCTTCGCGTACCCGTCTGCACACAAAACATCCAACACAGCATCTGCGTTCTGCTTTCCGACAACGCTGGAAACAAAATTTTTATAGATGCAGACATTTGGGTCTGGGTTCTCATAGAATTGGCAAAGAGCTTTCAGCAAAGCTTCTTCCTGCTTTAACTCAACCATTCTTTTTCCCCTTCGCTGCCTCAAGTGCAGCGTCAAGCATCTTTTCAAACATAACCCTTTGCGCAGGGTCAAGCTGCTCATACTTATATAGTATGGCTTTAGCGTGCGCATTCAGCTCACTCTCTTCACTGGGAGTGGGCTTTTCTTTTTGCTCGCTTTCGCCGGTGAGCAGATAATCAACAGAGACCCCAAAGTAATCTGAAAGCTGTCCAAGTACATTGTTGCGCGGAGTTGCTCCGTTTTTCCACCCTGTTACTGTTCCTGTCGATTTAACGCCACAGACCTCTCGCGCAATAACATTTGGCGCTTTTCCATCTTTGGCGCACAAACGAGTATAAACATCCCAAAACATACAAAAATCCCCTTTCTCATTTGTGCAACCATACAAACTGATTCTAAATGATTAAAACTAATTGACAGCGGGGACAGAATGAGATATACTAATCTCGTTCCGAGAGAAAAGTAATCAAAACTAATCACCTTGATGCTTTGAAAACTGTTTTAATATTGTTTGCACCCTTATTATATACAGCTTTCGTTCTCTTGTCAATGAGAAAAACTAATATTTAGAAAGGGATGAAAGAATGCGTTTCGCGGAACTGCGGGAAAAAGCAGGACTTACGCAAAAACAGGCAGCGGCCGCGCTTGGCGTTGACCAGTCGGCAATCTCCTTTTGGGAGACCGGCGCAAACAATCCTCGCGTTTCGATGCTGCCCAAAATCGCAGCTCTGTATGGCTGCACGGTTGACAAGCTGCTGGAAGAGCAGCAGGAAGGAAAGAAAGCATGACAGACATTATCTTATCTACCCAGAACGGTGAGCCGGTGGCATCTAGCCGCCAGATCGCTGAGAACTTCGGCAAGGAGCACAAGAACGTGATTCAGGCCGTCACAAATCTCGTGGCTGAAAATTCAGCCGCCAAATCTATGTTCTACGAGACAACGTTTGAGAACCGCGGCAAGCAGTACCCCATGTACCTGATGAACCGGGACGGTTTCAGCCTGTTGGTGATGGGCTTTACCGGCAAGGCGGCGCTGGAGTGGAAGCTGAAGTACATTGCGGCGTTCAACGCCATGGAAAAGAAGCTGGCACAGCGCCCGCAGCTTTCCCGCTCTGAGCTGATGGCACAGGCCCTGATTGCCGCCCACGACGAGTTGGAGCACAAGGACAGGCAGATTGCAGAGCTGACCCCGAAGGGCATCTTTGCGGATGCCGTGAGCGCCAGCAAGAAGAGCATCCTTGTTGGCGAGTTGGCAAAGCTGCTGTGTCAGAACGGCGTGCAGATCGGGCAGAACCGGCTGTTCGTCTGGATGCGGGAGCACGGATTCCTGATCCGCGACCCCAAGCGCAGCGACTACAACATGCCCACCCAGCGAGCCGTGGAGCATGGCCTGTTCGAGATCAAGGAGACCACCGTGGTGCATTCCGATGGACACACCAGCATCAACAAGACGCCCAAAGTGACCGGCAAAGGTCAGGTCTACTTTGTGAACCAGTTCATGAAGCGGTAAGGCCGCGGCGCGGCGTAAGCAATATTTTGGGTTACACATGAAAAATGCCAAAGGAGGACACCACCCATGAGTGAAAAGATCATCGCCTACAAAGCAATGGACAAAAACATGATGTGCCGTGGCAAGCAGTATGAGGTGGGCAAGACCTACCATGAGGACAAGGCCGACTGCTGCCACGCTGGTATGCACGCTTGCGAGAACCCGTTGGATGTGCTGCACTACTACCCGTTGAGGGATGACCCGCGCTTTTTTGAGGTCGAGTGCGGCGGCGATGTGGACAAAGATGACAAAGATAGTAAGTTCGCTTGCACTGAGTTGACCGTGAAAGGCGAATTGAAGCTCGCCGATTTTATCCCGATGGCCGTAAAAGCAACGTTTGAGCGAGCCATGCGCCGAGCAAAGGCGAAAGAATCGGGCGATTCCAGCAGCGCGGCCACGTCGGGCAATTACAGCAGCGCGGCCACGTCGGGCAATTACAGCAGCGCGGCCACGTCGGGCTATTCCAGCAGCGCGGCCACGTCGGGCGATTACAGCAGCGCGGCCACGTCGGGCTATTCCAGCAGCGCGGCCACGTCGGGCAATTACAGCAGCGCGGCCACATCGGGCGATTCCAGCAGCGCGGCCACGTCGGGCGATTCCAGCAGCGCGGCCACGTCGGGCAATTACAGCAGCGCGGCCACGTCGGGCGATTCCAGCAGCGCGGCCACGTCGGGCTATTCCAGCAGCGCGGCCACGTCGGGCAATTACAGCAGCGCGGCCACGTCGGGCAATTACAGCAGCGCGGCCACGTCGGGCGATTACAGCAGCGCGGCCACGTCGGGCTATTCCAGCAGCGCGGTTTCTACTGGATACAGAACAAAAGCAGCGGCCGTTGGCAAAAACAGCATTGCTGTTGCAAACGGCGCAAACAGTAAAGTGCTGGGCGCGATGGGCTGCTATCTCGTGTTGACCGAGTACGACGATGACGACAATATGCTGTGGGCAAAGATGGCAAAAGTAGACGGCACTCACATCAAGGAAAACGTCTGGTATACGCTCAAAAATGGCGAGTTTGTGGAGTGCAAGCCATGAATAAGCACTACAACAAGCGTTGGATTGAACAGCGTTGGGATGCAAGGCAGCCGGAGCAGCTGGAGCATATCCAGATGAAGCGGCAGCCGAGAGAAAAAAAGGAGGGGTGCGGCAGTGAAGCCGAGCATGGGAATTGCAGAGTGCTGCCAGATCATGCGTGATAACAACATTTCGGTGAGCGAACCGATCTTTACCGGTATGATTCAGGCCGGCAGCTTCCCGGCGTGGGCGGTGCCGTCTATTGACACCAAGAGCGCCGCGCCGCTGATCTCCCGCGCCGGATTTATGGCGTGGGTGAAGGACTTTTATAAGCTCGAAAAGGTTTACACAAAGGAGGAACAGCATGAGTAACAAAGAAAAAACACCGTATCTGCACATCCAGACCGGTGCAGACGGAAACCCGGAGATTACGTTAAGCGGCAGCCGTACCGAGCTGATGGGGCTCTGCGCCGCGCTTATGGCAGGCATGACCGCCACGTACGGCGCTGGAGATCCTGCTGCGTATCTTACCGGCATGATGATGGATGCGGCAGAGCTGCTGGATCGGATGGAGGGTTGACCAATGAAACGGTGCAAGATCAAGCCGGGCCCCGGCGTGGTGATTCTGGCAACAAACGGAGTGGTTATTCTCGCGCTGATCGGCGCGGCACGGGTGATTCGCTGGATCGTCAACGGCATTGAGCACGTGCTGGTTGTGCGTGGGGGCTGGGTGGCGGCTGATGCCGCGAAAGCCGCGCCGGTGATCTTTCTGGCGGTAGCGGGTGGTCTGGTGCTGTCCCTGTGGGAGATGCGCAAGGAAAGCGAGTACTACCGGCGCAGCAGCCAGCGGCAATACGGCGTAATCGAACGGGACCACGCCCGCAACCCGGAGTATCCGGATAATCAGGAGCGTGGGGCATGATGACGGCCAAAGAGTACGCTGAGGGCAAAGTCAAATCCTACACGCGGCTTGCCGAAAAGGGAGCAGGAATATGAACGGTAGATATATGCGAGCCGCAGAGATTCGCTGGAATAAGCGCCAGCCGGAGAGGATTCGGCACATCCATCAGAAGAAGGAGAAGAAAAAGGTGAGCACGGTACAGATTTTTGACGCGGATTTGCGTTTTGTCAACGAAATCCCCATGCCGAACACGCTGGCGGGCATCCAGTACGCCGACCAGCTGGCAGCAGAAAATCCGGGCCGTCTGTACGTCGTTATGGACGAGCACCGGCAGAAAGTTTACCAGAGGTGACATAGATGACTTTAGAGCAAAAGGAACGCCGCAAGGCGGTTCTGCGGTATGCAGTCAGCGTCCCCGAATGGAATCTTGCGCTCAAGCATCGGGCAGCAGCAGAGCTTACGAAATGCGCAAGCCTCTTGATGAGCGTAAGCCAGATGATGCTTGCGACCGACGCGGAAGACCGTTTTTGTCCGGGCAGGTTAGATTATGGGATGTCTCCGGCGGGATATGCAAAAGCCATTTCGGATGCAGAGTACAGCCTCGGCACAGCCGCTTCGGCGCTGGAAACCGTAGTTGCTTTGGCAGATGAGTCAAACGCCTTCCCGCTTATCAGCTCCACCCAGACCGGCGGGCTAGATGATGCGATGGGCAACATTGAGGCGGCCTACAATTCTAGTCTTGGGTGGCTGGCAGATCTGTGCCGGGTACACGGGATGGATGAGGTGGCATACAATCATGGATAAAATGACCATTTACGAGCAGTGCCGGGAAGTTCCCGAAGACGCCCAGAAGCCTATCGCAGCGGGCCGCCTGAAAGGCAAGACTGACATTAACCCCATGTGGCGCATCAAGAAGCTGACTGAGATTTTTGGCCCAGCGGGCATCGGATGGAAGTTTGACCCGCCTGTTTTTGAGGAAAAGCAAGGAGCAAAGGGCGAGGTCATGGTGCACTGCTTCACCTGCTTGTATATTCGGCAGGACGTTGATCAGGCGTGGAGCGCCCCAATACCGGGCATTGGTGGTTCTACGCTTATCACGATGGAGCGGGACGGTTTGCGTACGGATGACGACGCCTATAAAAAGGCCTACACGGACGCTCAGAGCGTGGCCTGTAAGGCTTTGGGCATCGGTGCAGATGTGTACTGGAACGCCGATAAAACCAAATATGATCCACTTCCCGCTGCTCCTGCACCAGTTTGTTCCTGCTGTGGGAAGAAGATCACCGGCTTTACATATCATGGCAACAAAGTTAGTGCAGAGCAGGCAAGCGAGCGCAGCAAAAAGAAATACGGGCGTATCCTTTGCGTAGAGTGCGCAAAAAAACAGCCGAAAGAAGATGGAGGAATGTCTCATGCTTAACATCGTAGCATTGATTGGCCGTCTGGTCTACGACCCGGAGCTCAAGACCACCCAGAACGGTATTAACGTGTGCAGTTTCCGCATCGCGGTTGACCGCAGCTTTACCCGGCAGGGCGAAGAGCGCAAGGCCGATTTTATCGACGTCACCGCGTGGCGGAAGGACGCCGAGTTCGTCTCCAAGTATTTCCAGAAAGGTAGCATGATCTCCGTGCAGGGCCGTCTGGAGACCCGCCCGTATCAGGACAAGAACGGTAACAACCGCACAGCAACCGAGGTCATTGCCGCAGAAGTCGGCTTTTGCGGCTCCAAGTCGGCAGAAAATCCCGCAACGGCGTCCTACGAGAAGCAGACGGCAAATAATGTGCGAGAAGCAAATGCCGCGCACAGCGCCCCGCAGCAGCCTCAGAGCTACGCACAGGGCAGCGTGGACGACTTCGCCGAGATTTCCGACGCGGACGAGCCGCCGTTTTGATTCACCGTTGAGAGAAAGGAGGTGAGCAAATGGCAATTTTTCGTTGCGTTTCGCCGAACTTTTGGTCAGACCCGAAGGTGGACGATGACTTCACCCCGGAAGATAAATACTTCTATCTCTACCTTCTCACCAATCCGCACACCACTTTGAGCGGATGCTATGAGCTGGGCAAGCGGCAAGCGAGCAGAGAGCTTGGATACAACGAAGAGACTGTGGATCGCCTTATCAATCGAATGGAAACGGTTCACAACGTTATCCGCTATGACAAGGCAACGAAAGAGATATTGCTGCTTAACTGGCACAAGTACAACTGGTCGAAATCGCCCAAATGCCTGAAGGGCGTTGAATATTCGCTGCAAAACATTAAGAGTGATGCGTTCAGGAAATATTGCGCCGATACCCTATCTATACAGTATCGGTACAGTATGGATACAACTGTATCTGTAACTGCTACTGTAACTGAACCTATTACTAAAACTATTATCTATCCTAATAGAGATAGCTTAAATAACAGCAAAGAGAAAGCCCCGGCAGCCGATGCAGACCTCGCCCAGATTATTCAGCGGTACGAGGAAGTTGCAGGCAGCTTTCCGCGTTCAGCGCTGGATAATCTGCAAAGCTGGCGGCAGACTTTCGGCACAGACATGATCTTGCGGGCAATTGACCGGGCAGCGGAAGCAAATAAACGGTCGTGGGCCTACATAAACGGCATCTTAGCCAGTTGGCAACGCGAAGGTGTTTGGACGGTTGGCGATGTAGCTGCAAACGATGAGAGTCGCCAGCAGCAGCCGCGGTCCGGTAGCGCTACCGGTGGCAGAAAGCCGGCAGAAAGCACGAGAGACCAGCTTTCCCGTGTGTTGGGCAATATTGACAAGGAAAGAGGGCTTGAAAAGTGACAAAAGAAGAAACGGCGGATTTGATCTTGATGAACGCGACGCTTTACAAGCAGATGATGAAGCCGTTGACCGACGAGGAGATGGAAGCCACGATCAACGAGTGGACGTACCAGTTCAAGGACTACCCCGGCGAGGTCGTCAAGAAGGCGTATCTCGCGGCGCGCCGCGTCTGCGTCTACCCGATCTCGGTCGCGGATATCTTCAAGCAGCTTTCCAAGAGCCTTGACCCGGCGGCGGAGTGGGACGCTGTAACAGCGGCTTCGCACAAAGCGCAAAGGTATCTGTACTGGCGCACTTGCCCGATGGTCGTCGGAGTTGACGACAACGGACGGCCCATCCGCAGCGACGGGCGCGAGGAGCTGAAAGAGCTGTTCGACAAGCTTCCGACGGCGGCGAAGGTCTACATCGGGAGCGTCGGCGGGCTGGAAGAGCTGGCCCGAACGCCCGATCTTACATACCGGCGCGTCGAGTTTCTGAAGCAGTCGCGGGAAGAAATCGAAACCGCGCCGAAGGAGGCCGCCCAGTTGCGCGGCGGGCCGGAGGCGGCAAGATTGGAGGCGGGCTGTGTTTGAGTTGCCAAGATTCCGCGTGACGGTCCGGTATAAGGACAAGGACGGCTCCAACTGCGCGATCATTTACCACAGGATGAAGGGAGTTCTCCCGGATTCTGCCGCGAGCCGGGCCGCTTACGTCACCGAAATGCAAAATCCGGGATGCACCGACATCCGGGTTCTCAAGGTACCGCAAGTCAAAGACTATGCCGGATGGAAGTCCGGGATGAGTTATGCAGATTTGAAAGACTTGTATGGCTGGCATATTTCCGACCTGAAAATTTACGACCGCCCACGACCGTTGAGCGATTTCACAAGACTGCGATCAACAAAATTTGGCTATGAGCCTGTAGATATTGAGCGACCACCGCAATCATGGTTTTATGTGGAGGATAACGAATGAAAATTATTCTTTACGGCGACCCGCGCACCAAGAAAAACTCTGCCCGCATCCTCAAAAGCCGCTCAGGCGGGCGCTTTGTGGCCCCTAGCAAGGCCTATGTGGATTATGAGACGGACTGCCTACGGCAAATCAAAAGGCCGCACAGCCCCATTTCTGCCCGTGTGAACGTGAGGTGCGTGTACTACATGAAGACAGCTCGCCGGGTGGACCTTGCAAACCTCATCGAGGCGACCACCGACATCCTCGTAAAAGCGGGCGTGCTGGCCGACGATAACAGCAAGATCGTTGCCGCCCACGATGGCAGCCGGGTGGAGCTTGACAGAAAAAAAACAAGAGTGGAAATCGAGATTGAAGAAATGGAGGTAGATACATGATTCGCACATGGACACCTGAAAGCGAGCAGCCGAGTCCGGGCCCGGTGGTGGATTACCGCACCGTCAAGGCGTGGTTTCAGCAGTGCAGAGATCTGGCGGAACAGGTCGAGGCCCAGAAGCAGAAGATCCAGCGCATCCGGGACACTGCCGAAAAGTGCACCCAGAGCATGAGCGGGATGCCTGTGGGCGGTGGATCTGGTGACAAAGTAGGCTTCGCCGTGGAGAGAATCGACACAGAAGAGCGGAACCTCAAGCAGATGGAGCTTGATCTCTGTGAACTGCGCATCGAAGCTGCCCGGCGGGCCTACTGCCTGAGCGGGTCTGCTCGGTCTGAAAAGCAAGCAAAGTGCATCTGCGGCTGGTATATCGACCTGAAGCCCCAAAAGAAGATCGCGGTGGACGTGGGCTTGTCCAGAGACAATTCGGTCTCCACCTACATCCACGAGGGGTTTGATGCTTTGGCAGAAATCTGGGAGGATGTACAAAACGACCATTGAAAGCGCTTTGATTTCTACGCTTTATTTGAATCGTTGTGAAACACATGTGAATCGAAGTATGGTAAAATAATTACAAGCGGAACCGCTCAAAGCGGTGCGCCGCTTCTCAGCAGCTTCCAAAGTGCGGCCCCGTACGGATTCTCCTTTCGTTCATGCCGCTTAACGCTTTTTCGCTTTGACACCGTGCTTTGCGGGCTGCTTCTATGCGAGGTCTGGGAAGCCCTGTACTGAATCCGGCAGGTACAGGGAACGGTTCGACTCCGTGATCTCGCACCGAACGCCGCAAAGTCTGTAACGCGGCATGTCTGACGCATGGAGTGATTCACCACCGGTGTGCGGGAGGGTGTGGGATTCCTGAACTCTTGCCCACGCCCTGAAACCTCCGCCCGTGAACAGCAGCACCGGAAATCTGAGCGGGCCAGCATGCCCCGCAGGATGTGCGTCAACTCAAGCAGCCCCGGCGGCGAACCGTGGGCTGTTTTTATTTGCTATATGGCCGCCTGAGCGCAATGTGGAGCGCGTTCGTGGGAGTAGCCACGGAAGGTTCAATTCCAAGGGCGGCGTTTTATACTCCAGTAGCTCAGTTGGAAGAGCGCCGGTCTCCAAAACCGGATGTCGCAGGTTCGAGCCCTGCCGGGAGTGCCAGACTTTGCATGACCGTGGGGCGGCATGCAGAGAGCAGCGGGGCATCTGGCCGCGAAAGTTCCAGATGCAGCGGCAACGTCTTACTGTCCGACAAAAACAGATTACGGCGTTGCTGCTTATTTTTTTACATTCTGACCGTTCGGATTTCCGGGCGGTTTTTATTTTACACGGAAAGGAATGCCATAAACGCAGAAAGGAGAGTGCCAAGAATGAGTAAACGCGGTTCCGGTAGTTCTGCACGCAATAACCGAAATTTCAGCGGCGTTGTTGCCATTGAAGTCACAACAAAAGACGGTAGAAGGCTTTCTTACCGAAGCAGACAGGGCGGATTTATCACTGGTATTGATGATGCAATAGAAAGCCCTGCAAACGGAAGAATGACAGTTCCTGAAATTGCCAAGCGCATGGCGGAAAACGGCGCAACCGTCAAAACATATACCAAAAAACAACTCGCTGCACACGATGAAGCACGCTGGAAAGAAATCGCAAATAAGCCTGACTATGAATTAGGCGGTGGCGTTCCGTGGGGCAATAAAGAAAACCGTAAAGCCGCAAGAGTATCACGGCTTGCTGGGCGTGCTCAAACGCGACGCAGATAAGAGGCCTAATGTAAGGCGTTTGCTGAAATCTGGCGCAAGAGAAAGAAGGGATGAACTGTGATCTTGCCGATGGAAAACACCGAAAAGATGATTTTTCCGGGCGTGGGCAAGTATGGCATCCCTGAAATCAAGCCGGAAACGGACATCCGCATTGACAAGCTGGAATGGATTCCGGTCAATTATGCGCTTACAGCCAAAGACAAGGCCACAAAGGGCGTGCATTTTTACAAGGACGATTACCAGTTTGAACGGTTTTGGAACAACCCCGACAAATACATTTCCCTTTTGCAGCAGTTCGGTGCGGTCTGTTCGCCGGATTTTTCTCTGTACAGCGATATGCCGCTGGCGGTGCAGCTTTTCATGCACTACAAAAAGCACTGGCTGGCTGCCTACTGGCAAGCCCACGGAATCCATGTGATTCCAACGCTATGCTGGTGCGGTGAGCAAAGCTATGACTGGTGCTTTGATGGGGAACCGAGAAACGCTATCGTGAGCATTTCCAGCCACGGAACGCAGTCTGACCCATACGAAGCGGAATGTTTCGCCAAGCACTGCCGCAAGGCGCTGGAAGTGCTGCAGCCGAGCAGCATTTTGTGGTATGGGAAGTGCCCGGCAGAATTCGACTGGAACGTGACCAAAATTAAACCATTTCAATACGAGAGGAGGCAATACCGTGAGTAAACGAGGTTCGGGCAGCTCCGCGAGAGCAGGGGGCGACTATTCAAAAACGGACTATAACGAAGCGAAAGGGGCTGGATTTTCGTCTATCGAAAGTAAGCAGATCGCGCAGGCAGTAAAGCTTGTAAGAGAAACAGAAACATACAAAAACTATGCGGAGCAAGCAGAACGGGTTCTAAACAACCCAAACTTCGCTGGTGCAAAGAATTACACGTTTGAAGGGTTAAAAAAGTCTTGGGTTGCTACACAAGCGGTAGAAGAAAGAATTAGTAAAGCGGTTGTGTTACACGATATTGATGCTTACCCAAAGCCCGAATTTACATCAAAGCAAACGACTTTCGCAAGGGATATTATTCTCAAAGAACTTGGAGTGGACAACCCAAAGTGGGAAAAGCGCCGTAAGTAAGGAGGATGCGCAATGAGCAAACGTGGAAGCGGAAGTTCAGAAAGAAAATCCTCTTTTGGTAACATTTCCATCGGAGGGGGATATAAAACATCGCAGGAAACGCTAGAACTTGCAAAAATGGAATATGAATCCAATATGAAAGTTAAAGATACTCCTGACTGGATGGCAAAAGAACATCTTCTTAACAAAATAAAAAACAGAGGCGGAGAAAATCCACAAAAATGGGTTGAGGACAATCTAAAAGAGCGTGCAACAGGAATAAAAGCAGACTGGGAAAAAAGAACTAAAAGAGCAAAAAAATTCAAGTATAAGTCGCTTGAAGAATACAGAAACTCTAGCAAGCCAAACGGCAAAGGCCGCAGCGAAACAGAAATTACCTCTTCTACATACGAACGCGCACGCAAACGCGCTGACAAAAACCTTAACAAGTGGTTTGGCAGAGGTATGGACAAGTAAGGAAGATGTGAGCGATGCAATTCGCGAAAAGAAATCCAGAGCAGAGATAAACAAAATCGTGGCTGAATGGTTTGAATAAACAGAAATCGTGGATTTAGGAAGGTGGTGGCGGTGGGTGCGCAGCGGTTGACAGACAAGCAGAAAAAGAAGATCATTGCGGACTATGTGCAGCTGCAGAACTACACCAAGACCGCCAAGCTCAACGGAGTATCTGACACGACGGTAAAGCGGCTGATTTCAACGGCTCCGTCCGAAATGTTGAAAAAAGTTGAGCAAAAAAAAGAGCAGAACACACTTGAGATGCTGGACTACATGGACAGCAAGAAAGAGCGCGTTCAGGAGATCATAGACGTTTATCTCGGTGTCCTGACCGACCCGGAGAAGCTGGAAGGGGCGACCCTGCAGCAGATCACCACGGCGCTGGGCACTCTGATCGACAAGTGGACGGTCATTGATGATCGCAGGAAGGGCGATTCCTTCCACCAGACCGTTGAGGATGACCCCATCACCAAGAGCTTGAAGGAGGAGTTTAAGAAATGAGCTTCTCCCCAAAGCAAAAACAGATCCTGACCTTCCCGTATGAAAGCGACTACGATGCCCTGATCTGTGACGGTGCGGTTCGTTCCGGCAAGACCTCCATCATGTCTCTGTCCTTCGTGCTCTGGATGATGGCAGAATTCAACCATTGCTCCTTTGCCTTTTGCGGCAAGAGCGTGGGTGCGGTGGAACGCAACATCGTTCAGCCACTTCTGTCTGTCCGGTATTTGCAGCAGCAGTTCCAGATCACCTACAACCGCAGCGGCCACGTTCTCACGGTGCAGCGCGGCGGCAAGGTGAACATGGTGTACCTGTTCGGCGGCAAGGACGAAAGTTCTTACATGCTCATTCAGGGCATCACGCTGGCCGGGGTGCTTCTGGACGAGGTGGCGCTCATGCCCCGCAGCTTTGTGGAACAGGCGCTGGCCCGATGCTCTGTTACCGGTGCAAAGTTCTGGTTCAACTGCAACCCGGAAAACCCCGAACACTGGTTTCGCAAGGAGTGGATCTTACAGGCCAAAAAACACCGTGCACTGCATCTGCACTTCTTGATGGACGATAACCCGTCACTGGATGAGCGCACACGGGAACGCTACCGTAGCATGTACAGCGGCGTGTTCTACGAACGTTACATTCTGGGCCGCTGGGTGATGGCCGAGGGACTGATCTACGATATGATGGACACCACCGCCAACACCTACCGCCCGCAGGACGCACCGGTGGGATTCAAGAGCCTTTCCACCCGTACCATTACATGCGACTACGGAACCACCAACCCGACCGTCTACCTCGATGTATACGATGACGGCGAGAAAGTCCGGGTGCATCGGGAATACCGGTGGGACAGCCGGCAGGAGCACAGGCAGAAAACAGATGAAGAGTATGCCGATGACTTCATGGAGTTTATGGGGAAAGACCCCTGCGCCGCCATCGTTGACCCGGCGGCAGCGTCCTTTATCACAGCTCTGCGCCAGCGTGGCGTTTATGTGATAGAAGGAAACAACGACGTGCTGAACGGCATTCGCAAATGCAGCACGCTCCTTTCCCACCGCGATCTGCTGATCTCCACCGACTGCGAGGGGCTGCTGGATGAACTCGGCACATACCGGTGGGACGATAAAGCCGCCCTCATGGGCGTGGAAAAGCCCATCAAACAGCAGGATCACGGCCCAGACGCCCTGCGCTACTATATCAACTCACTGCCTGATTGGAGGTTCGAACGTGTCCAGACGTAACAAAAACCGCCCCGCCGGGGGCACAGAGAAACCGATGACGGCCACGCTGGACGCATTTTCCAACTCGCTGTTCTCGCTGGGGTACGGCTCCCAAAGCCCGCTGGAAGCAACGGAATACCCGCTGACCCGGATGACGGACAATTACGCCCTGCTGAACAGCCTGTACCGCAGCAACTGGGTGGTGCAGAACGTTGTGGGCTTACTGGTGGACGATATGGTCCGGGAATGGTACGATCTCAAGAGCGCCACACCGGAGCAAGGAAAGGCGATCCAGACTGTAGAGCGTTCCACCCGGCTCCGTGACCGTGTGAGCACTGGACTGAAATGGGGCCGCCTGTACGGCGGTGCCGCCGGGCTCATCCTCATTGACGGGCAGGAGGACCTTTCCCG